CAATCCTGATAAACTCCCCCACCTCCCAGCCTCACCGATTCCAGATCCCCAATGCCCCCAATCACCGCCACACCCGCCCCGCTCTCTCGCCGCTTTTCCGTCGCTCCGATGATGGATTGGACTAACTAAACATCAAAACGCCAGAAATCAAGGCCTCCAGGAGCCTTCTAATTTGCTGCGTACCAATTCTGTACCACCGAAATTCTCACAACCCACCAAGTCACTATGGCAAATTTCCATTTGAGTCATGCAGCTGATGACTTCAATCAGCCGTGGGCCGTCGAAACGTAGCGGTTTTTCCGCTTCCCTTTGAATCCTTAGATGCGGCAGAACGTCAATGTGGCTGACATTTGATCTGTGTGACTATAAGATCAATTCCAAGACGCTAACCTCTAAAGGAGGTCAAATGGCCAGAAAACCTAAGGTTGCAGTGGTAAAAGCCCATAAGGCAAAAGCCCCAAAAGCTGATGCGAGCAACCCACCGAACGCTGTCGCAGCTAATTCCAAGGTACAGGCCCATCGGCCTGCGGCCGCCCCCAAACTGAAGGCTGCGGCTAAACCTGCTGCTGCCAAACCGAAGGCTGCGGCTAAACCTGCTGCTGCCAAACCGAAGGCTGCAGCTAAACCTGCTGCTGCTAAACCGAAGGCTGCGGCTAAACCTGCTGCTGCTAAACCGAAGGCTGCGGCTAAACCTGCTGCTAAACCAAAGGTTGCGGCTAAACCAGTTGCTGCTCTGGCGAAGCCGACTGCTGCTTCAGCGCGGACGCATTATTCTCATAATGAGTCTGCTCAACTCATGAAGCAGCTGGCTCAACTCATCGCAAAAGATCCGGAGGAAGCCAAGGTATTTGGAAAGAAGACGGGTGTGTACACTAACTCGGGTGACCTGACGGCCGCGTATCGATAAAATGTACCAACACCTACCTTCATTCGTTTTGGGCTTTCATGGATGTGACCGTGCAGTTGCGGAGTCGGTCCTTGCCGGTGAGCCACTAGAACCAAGCACGAACGACTACGACTGGCTCGGACAGGGCATATATTTTTGGGAAAATAGCCCAGAGCGTGCCCTGAGCTATGCCCAAAGCATCAAACGCTACAAAAAGCGCGGGAAAGGATCTATCAAGCATCCTTATGTAATTGGAGCAGTCATCGACCTTGGACTCTGCTTCAATTTGACAGAGGAAGGCGCCTTGAATGAGCTTCAGGGGGCTTTCGAAATTCTAAGTGCTACTGCGAGCGCAACCGGAAACCCCCTCCCGGTAAACAGTCCTGGTTTCGAAGGAGATCTCGATTTGTTGAAGCGTCACTTAGACTGCGCTGTGTTCCAGAATATGCATGCCGCTCGCGCCCAGTTTGATCTGCCCGCATATGAGACTGTTCGATCTCCCTTCAACGAGGGTGAAGGGCTCTACCCTGGAACCAGCTTTAGACAAAAAACCCACATACAGATTTGTGTACGTGAAATCAGCTGCATAAAGGGATTTTTTCGACCTCTGATAGATGACGGCAGTCTATTCCAGCTCAACGACTGACCTCTTTCTTGATCTACTGATAACTGGGTTTGCTCCACGCGGCAAACTCTGCCCCCCTCTTAATCCGTTGAAGCAAATTTTAAGCAACCGTTTTCGGCTCCAATCCGGAGCACCGTCGCTACTGTCAAATACCTTGGTACATTGGCGCCCAACCTCCATGTATCCACCCGATCCATTAATATTTCAAGCTGCTACGCTTTCCTTTTCACAGAGGAATCGCGATGCCAAATACAGATCTGCTCCCTTCCCTGCTATTCAAGATCAACGAAAATCAGCTCGCCCTAGAAGTCGCCATCCTGGAAATCTCGAACGGGGTTGAGCAGCGCGGATCGGCCGACGTCGCCAATAATGTTCGTGGCGCCCTGGACACCATCGACAAAAATGAGGAGTTCATCAAGCTAACGCTCGCAGTCCTAATGGCGCCTGAGTGACAGTTATCAGCCAACATCGGCTAAGAGATTGCGCGCCGAGCCCGCAAGCAACCATGACGAGGTGAATTGAGGAACCAGCACGGCTCCCCCTATACAGTCAGCTATCGGGTCAGGAGCGGACACTACCCCACAAGGGTATCGTTCACTTCGTTCCGGTGAAGCCTAAGTGGCCATAAATGTCCGCTCAAGCTTCCTGAACTTGTATGCCGAGGGGCAACCGAGCAAATTCGTAGTCGCCCGACAGAATCCTTAAAACCCAAACGCCTGCGGCCTTTGCGATGAACTGCACAGCTATGGATTGAGTGAAATTAGCAACAGGTCGCTCTATTCCCTTGATTACATTAAAGGGGAGTCGAAAAACCTCTTGGCCATCCGGATCGTCAACAACCACATAAAAGGTAAGTAAAAGCGAATCGGGCACCTGCCCCATCGAGACAACGATCGTCGTTGGCCAAAATATATCTGCTGGTAGTTCTGGATATAACCAGCACTCCGCGGCACCACCCATTACATAAAGCAGACCGTTCTTTGTATGAAACGCGTCTGCAACCATAAGCGTCGACACATTGAGCCCTGAATCAATATCGACAGGCGTCGCTTCCCGAGCTTCTGGAGATATCGCAAAACCGGGTAGTCCTCGTCCCCCTCCCTTAGCCTTGATGGATCTAACTATTTTCCCATCGGCAGTAACAAACCGTATTTCTGAATCCCCCCCTTGACCAGAATGCTCACCAGCATGCTGACCAGGACGCCCACCTTCACCAACCTTTACTTCTACCGTCAATGGTCCTTCCAGGGACTCAAGCTCGTTCAAGGAGAAGCTCGTAATAACTCTATCTCCCCCTCCGCCACCGCCGCCGCCTACAGCATTTTCACCTTCCGCGCCTGCTCCGCCGCCACCCGCACCTGCGTATTCACCAGAAGGCAGTTTGTAATCAAAAGCAAAATCGCTTATTGGTACGCCGTCGTAATATGTATCTCCACCTTTTCCTCCGGCGCCTCCACTAGAGTTCGTCCCGAACGCTCCCCCACCTCCACCTCCAGCACCGGGGGCATTGCCGCCGTGGGCGCCAAGGTTCAATACAGAGTTAATGATGTTGATGGGCTCTTCAGAGGCGCGTAATGCGTCGTCTGCCATCTCGGACGTAAGCATCCAACCTTGACCTCCGATAGCATCAAACTCGTTGAGTTGCTCCTGCTTCCATGCCTTAAGCAGCGCGGGGGGAAACGCCATTGCTCTGTTCGGTCGGTCGACCTCCCAAGCATGTTCAAGGCAGAGTATTAAGAGGTTGCCGGCAGAACGATTTTCCTCTTCCGTCATCTTGGCGTCCCAACGCTCACCACCCTCACTACGAGCGCATATATGAGCAACGTTGGAGTTTAATGAACGTTCACCTGTTTCCGAATCAACCTTGTAAAGCGGCCGTCGGCATGACGGATATGCGCATCTAAATGCATTCGCATAAAGCTCTTTCACTGTCGCCGGGGTTGGCGAGCGATGCTCAACTGGCATGACTGTTTCCCTTTTAAATGAACGCAGGTGGATGTGATCTGATCATAGGTGTCTCTCGTGGAACTGCCCAGATCGATTCTCGTTGCGAGCCTCCCAAGCTGATAACGAGGGTTCAATTCCTTTCACCCGCTCCAATATTTTCAAGGGTTCCAGACGTGTCAGTTTGAGCCTTAGCGTGTTTGGTGACAGTTCCGGTGACAGTTTGCGTGTAAGCGAGCTGCTGCAGGAGCGAGAACCTGCCGCCACCCTCCCCCTATAGCCAGTCCCGTTTTTGTGTTGACCCATGGGAAACCGGTATTTTTGGTAAGTTTTTCATCCCCCCTTCTGAAAGCTTCGATTCACAAGGCTTGTAGACGATTTAATTAGGTAAGTATTAAGTAATATATAGAAATAACATTACCTTTTACCAAGGTCAGAAACCGAAAATAAAATATATATATAAATCATATAGTTAGAGAAAAATTACTCCCCTCCTTACTCAAAAAAGCCAGTGCAAAGTAAGTGCGTAAAACCGCATCGCGTGCGGGCTGCAGCTGGTTTCTCACCTTCACATACTTAAATTACTTGTTTCCCGTGGGTCACCTGAAAAACGGCCCTCGAAACAACGCTCCAGGGCGCTCTGAAAAGAGGGGGGCTTGCAGGGATCTGTAGGGTTTTCTCAGCCACAGTTCGCTCAGGAGAGGCCCGCCGGGCGCTGCGGCTGGTAGGTTGCAGGTCTGCAGAAATTGAGACCGATTTAGCCCGCAGGCGTGGCGGGGGGACGACGGCGCGCGCCAGGTGAAGACCCAGTCAGCCCGACTGGCGCGCCCCAAAACGGTGCGCGCCGACCTGCTGGCCACCGAAGCTAGGCGCCAGGCTCGCGGCCGAGCTAATCGACACCGAGGAGACAACGACCTGCACGGGCTGGCTGACGCCGCGTATAGTCATCACGCTGAAGGCTCTCTGACCCGAGAACTAAACGAGTAGAAACTTTGCACATGAACGACAACACCCTCAACGACGCCCGGCAACAGCTAGCGAAGATTCACGCTCAGTTGGCCGCCGCCGGGACCGTACTGGCACGGATTCGCGCGCAGGGCGACTCCCAGCACGTCGAGAAAGAAGCCCGCACCCGGCAATTGATCGAGGACTTGAGCGCCCAGGCGGAGGCCTTGGCGCAGCAGTTGGGAGGCAACGCGGCCCGGGTGTTGCACTGACGCCGTTATTGAAAAAAATTGCCCCTAACTGGAAGAACTTTTTCACTGAAAGGAACCCTGGCGCGGTCATGACTGAAACCATTCCCACGCTTTGCGCAGGGCCAGCCCCAAGGCGGCGCGCAGGAGTTGCTTCAGTAGCCAGAGCAGGATGTGTTTCAGGGTTTGCATGATCGTAATCGCCTCGGTTGGAATGCCTAAAGCCTGCCGTCACGACCTGGGCGGTTCCATTTGGGGTTTTTCCGCTGGCTGTCACGACGGTGGCGGCGTCCAGTCTGAGGCGCTGAATAACCCTACAATTTGTCACGTTTCCGAAAACAGAAAGGAAGCCGGGGCAATGGTGCGCCGGTGTGCAATACGGAGTGATATCGATGAGCAAGACAGAAGCTGTGGGCTACCTGATACGCGAAGCCAAGGAACACAAGACGGCCAGCGCTACCCAGCTAGCGTGTGTGGAGGCGCTAGGCGAAGCCGGGGGTAACGAGGCAATCGCCTTCCTGATGGCGTATGCCGACGACGTAATGCGGGGAACGGCGGAGCACAATTTGGCACTCAAAGCGCTGGGCCGGGCCGCCCGCAACGGCTAACCGCCGCGTTACGAGTAACGCCGCTTATGTTCAACAGGCCCCCAAACCTAAACCAGATGTGGGGGGCCTTTTTTATTGCCCACGGCAGCCCCCCAGACTGAACCACCAGACCCCGGCCTTCTAGTTTTACGCACCGTCGGCCACTCACTCGAAAAGGATTCACGCATGTCCACTTGGAAGCTCCCACTCCTCATCATTGCCCTGGTTGGGGTTGGTATTTTCTTCAGCATGGTCGGCTTGACCGGTAGCCGTTCTGATTACGTGGTGGTATTCCCCCTCAGCGGTATGACCTTTATGGGGGCCCTGTTCCTTTACAAGACTTGGAACCGGAAGTTTGAAAAAATCCACTGACTCGAAACAGGAAATCCAGCCATGTCCGGCCCTGTCCTACGCGACCTGACCAAACCGTTGTTGGCCTTTTGGGTCGGTGACGACGACATCTTTGCTGCCGAGAACGAAGCCCAGGCCCTGGCCGTGGCCAACGCCCTGGTTGGACTTAGGGTTTCGGTCTGGGATCTGGACGATGTCGAAGTGGTGACGGCTGACACACTGGGCGAGCGCGAGACTGTGGCCTTGCGCGAGTTGCTGGCCCGTCAGACTGAGCCGGGTTATCTGGCGGGCTACGAGCAATGAATTTCCCATATGTCGGCCCGGTCGAAGTGATGCTGATCGATGCCAGCGGCGCCAAACACATCGAGCGCTTTGCCGCGACGCTCAATCAAACCATGCCCGGGTTGTTTGAACTGAGTACCCCGCACCGCCTGCCTGCAGCGCGCGGCTCGCACACGATCTGCGTCACTCTGGACGACGGCCAAACCCTGGGCGGGGATGTCGGCTACGTTGGCGACTACGGGTTGACCTTCAGCTGTCCCCGGGGTGGCGCATGATCGGCGAAGGGACTCAGGAAGACATGCTGCGCGCCCTGGTCGAATAGCGCGCGGTCAGGGAATGCCTGGTGGCCAAGGTGGCGGCCCCGACTGGGGACTGTTGATCCGCCTGGGCGGCAGCGGCGCGCGCGGGGTGCCGGTGTGCTCGCGACGGGAGAAGGTACGGACCTAGGCGAGTTTGACGGCTGTCGAGCTCTTTGCCGATGGGACTGGATTAAGAGGGTTTGTGGTCGAGCTGTGACATGTCTTGTTTTATATATCCAGACTGTCTCGGATGCACTGCTATTATTAGACCTCGTGCGCTCATAGGTTGGACGTTTCGAATACCGTCGTAACTGATCGAAGACGTATGAAATCAATCAAGGAGAGCTAAAATGTCACCGGATCAGATAGCAGCATTGTGTGAACAGTTTTGCCATGAAACTGCAACAGGAACATATTCGGAACAATCACAATCCCTTCGCCTACTGGAAAACGGTATCAATTTTCCCAGCTTGAAATATGATGAATTAATGGCCGCTATTATTGGACTGAGTGAAGTATTACTTCGACCGGGGCTCAATGCGGTGATCGATCGCGACCACTATGCGCTTTGGGCATGGTGTGGCGAACTGCTCCTGGGGCCAATGGCGCAAATAAAAATCCATAATCAGAACATCATGCCTCATGAGATCAACGAACTATACAAGGTAACTATTCGTGCTGCCTTAGCTCATTGCAAACGGCCAACCAACCAACCGCAAGAAGTGCTCTTGTCCGAATTTATGAATCCTTCGACAGCAACACATTTAAAGAATTCCTGCTCTATAATCTTGGCTTACCTGACATTCCCTTTACTTGAGGCGTTGCTAAAGCAGGTCTGTAGTGAATATGTCAGCCAAGACGCAAAGATCATCAAAGAATTCAGTAGACTAAACAAAAAAGGGGAACCATACACATCAGAAATTGGTGGTGAAGCAGGTATAAGCATACTTCTGAACCTTCTATATGATCACGTGGCAAACCCAGAATTAAAAGCTCTTCTTAATAGATATAGGAATCACCTGCAAAGTACGGAAAATTCCGTAGATGCATTCGCATTAATATATCACTGGCGATGCAGCTCACTTCACGGAACTACCAACTACCCTACTATAGGCGGAATAATCCTTAACCTTTGCTTGCTCCTCTCAACTTACCAAATCAAGGACTCGTTCGAAGATTATCTTCGCGAAGGGAATATGGCATGGCCCAGATCGGTAAGCGGAGGTCCAAGCTTCGACAACTTTTACCCACCGGAATGCTTTTTGAAACCTTTAGAAGGTTAGTGTGAAATATGAAAACAGTAAGCCCCATGATCTTCGGCCCTAATTTACTCATTGTTCGTCAGTACTTTCATTGAATGGTCTAAACCGCACGACCTCTTCACCCAACCATTCATTGACTTGCTGCAACCGTGCCTGAATCGGCTCAAGCTCGTTCGTTGCCCAGATCTGAGCCGCTTCCTTGATCGAGCCGAAACCGCCGGCGTTTTGCGGAACAATTCCCATCAATTGAGGGGGGATCCGTAGCGCTGCGAGCATATCGTCGCGGCTGATGTTTTTGATCGAGCCAAACTCATCCTTCGCCGCCACTTCACTGACGGGGATCAGTTGGATGCCGTCCTTCTTGCCGCCGGGGGCATACATGAACAGGTTCCGGAAATTGCCTGGTCCTTTGGCGGACTTCAGCGCGCTGCGCAACGCGGCAACGTCCGTCTCGTTCTGCGCGGTGTCGGTCATGTACATGATGAAACCGGCGTGACTGCCGTTGTTGTAGTACTTGCGCCGGAACAAGGTGGCGGACTCGTTGAGCAGCGCGCTCTGCAGAGCTGGTAGCCACTCCGGCAGGCCGTAGATTTCCTGGTTAATGTCTGCCTCGCGCTGGTGGTAAACCGTCCCACGCTTGAATTCGTGCTCGTCGCGCCAGCCACGCACTTGGTAATAGGTTTCGAGATCAACACCACGCCGCATGTACTTGCCCAGAGCGGGTTGCAGGCCGAGCGTACTGCGCAGCATGTTTTCGCGCTTTTCCAGATAGCCGTTGCCGCACCACAGGAAGTCGAGGGCAAATTGCTCGAAGGTCTGACGGGACAACAACTTGTGGGGTATGAAGGTGCGAGCCAGCATGTTGCGTTTGAAATTCAGCCCCGATTGCAGAAAAACGCTGGCCCGAGAGGACTTGGCCAAACCATCCAAGGACATTGGCGGTTCATACCACCGACCGTTCAGCCAGCACTCCAGATAGTCGAGAATCCCCCGCTCGTCGAGCACCGGCGTGGGGTCTCCGAAGGTGAAGGCTTCCATCCTGCCGCCCGTTGCCGGCAGCACCTGTCCCCCGACCGCAACCGGGGCTGAAGTGGACGATTGCGTGGTTTCGCTGCGGCTGTTGCTCATCAGTAAATCTCCATGAAGCCGGTATTAGTTGAGGTTTGGCCCTCAAGCGGTTCGTTCTGTAATGCGTGGAAAAGCGCCCAGGCGAGATCCGCGTGCCCGGTCTCGTCGGTGCGACCTGCGGTGTAGGTGAATTGCCGGCCACTGGCCGTAATGGTTTTGCGGATCGCCATCAGCGACTGGGCCATGTCGATCCAGCCGGCATCGAATTCCAGGCGCCCTTTGTGGATAACGTCGTAGGCCTTAAGCACCAGGCGCGTCTTGACCTCGGGGGAATAGCTAAAGGTCGTCACGTTGGGGAAAAACTGGCGCACCAGTTGGGCCACGCCAGAGCCCATGCCGGTAATGTCGATGCCGATGTACGTCACCCAGTAACGCATCGTGACCAGGCGGATCGCCTCGGCCTGGGCGGCGAAGTCCATTCCTCGGAACTGGTGGCGCTCGAGCACGCGAAATTTCCCACCAGGAACGGTTGGCGGGGCCACGACCACGAGGCCGGAGCTGTCACCGGTTTCCGCCGGATC